TTGGGTAAACTATTTGGTCGTGATTTAAACCGCAAAGAAACGATGGCATACACCACTGATGCCAACTTAAATGAAACATTCACTAAGTCAAACGCTGCTAAAATGGGAGGTAACAATGATTAACTACAAAGTATTTGAAACCAAAGAAGATTGGTCAACATTTCGCAGCGGATTATTTACAGCGAGTGAAATTCATAGGCTATTAGCTACTCCAAAAAAGAAAGATGAAGTATTGAGCCAAGGGGCAAAGACATATGTTTTAGAACGTGTTGCAGAAAGTTTAGCACCTAAAGAGCCTGACTTCTATAATAGGGCAATGGAGCATGGTAATGAAACCGAACCACAGGCCGTATTAGCTATTGCAGAACGGTTAGGTAAGACTGTAAATGATGATGACTTTATCTATACTTCGGTAGGTGGTTTTGTGTTTTTCTGGGATGATGAGTATAATGTAGGTGGCACGCCTGATGTGATACTAAAAGACAGCGGGTTGATATGTGAGATAAAATGTCCGGCAAGTAAAACACACTTAGAGTACTTGATGTTGCACACGCCTGAAGATGTTTTAGATTGTGTTCCTAACTACTACTATCAAATGCAGCTTAATATGTACCTTACCCATACGGATAAATGCTTATTTGTAAGCTATGATGACAGGTACTACAACAAAGCGCACCATTATCATTCAATCGAAGTGCCACGTGATGAAGCCGCTATTGAGCTCATCCTGACAAAAGCAAAATTAGCAACGGAGTACAAAAACCAAATCTTAAATAAAATTAATGGATCAGCTACTCAGTAAAGTAAAATTACACGGTCGCACCATAGCCCTGTATCGTACTGATGCAGGGTATATGGTTCAGCAAGAAACCAACTCATACATCGAAACAGTTTTTAGGCCCACTTATGAAGCGGCCTTAGGAGTTTATAACAAATTAATTTCAGAAAAAAATGCTTAATTTAAACATCTGCTTATCGGACATCCCGGAGGCTAAAATTTACAAAGCCCAACAACGGCAAACAGTACATCACTATTTCAGCGGTTGAGTTGAAAGAAAAAGACAAATACGACAATACCCACACTTGCTATATTCGCCAAACGAAAGAGGAACTTGAGGCAAAGCAGGCAAAGGTATATGTAGGTAATGGAAAGAAAATTGATTTTAAATGAGAGTTAACGGGAAAGAATCACAAGTCAACAGGGCGGAAATAATGCGCTCTAAAGGCGGCTTTGATACGCTAAGTCCATTCAACTACATTATGGATAACTTCACGGATTCTAATTTCTTTTATCATTGGCCCATGGTTGATTCAGTAAAAGAAGTATTGAAGAGTTTTGAAAAGTTAGAAATTAAACGTAAATTGCAAGTAAACGAACCAACAATACAAATGTTAAAAATATGGAAACAAACAAAAAGGGCAAACTAACCCAAAAGCAGGCATTACTGAAATTAATGCTAAAAGGCAAACCAGTTGATTTTATCAAAGCCTATCAACTCACGGGTTGTACCAAACTATCCACTAGGGTAAGCGAGTTTATCAATGCCGGGTTTAGGATTGATAAAAAGGTAATCGCCCATGAAACTCGATATGGCACGAAAGGTTATCATTTTTCGTACACTCTCGATGCCAAACACGCTAAGAAAAGTAAATTGATATGAGATATAAAAAAAATAAACGCACCAATTTAAAGTATTTTACGTGGTGGATGTTTACTAAAATATGAAGCCTAAAAAGTGTAAAATATGTGCTGCTGAATTCAAGCCTATGCGAAGTATGCAGCAAGTTTGTTCACAGCGTTGCGCTATTGAATACGGGATAAGACAAACGGCCAAACGTGAGCAAAAGAAGGTGAGTGAATATAAGGCCGAATTACGTGCAATGAAACGTGCAGAAAAGGAAAAGCTAAAAACATATTCGCAGCGTGTAAACGAGGTTAAGGTGATATTCCAAAAGTACATCAGATTAAGGGATGCTAACCAACCGTGCATCAGTTGCGGGGCTACTACTTCGAGCGTATGGGATGCAGGCCATTTTAAGAAAGCCGAACTTTACAGCGGTGTTATATTTCACGAACATAACACAAATAGGCAATGCGGGAAATGCAATAGATATTTAGGTGGCAATGAGTTGAAATACCGTGAAGGATTGATTAATAAGATAGGCTTGGATAATGTAATCGAATTAGAATCATTGGCCGAATCCACACGTGTCCGCAAATACACGGATTTAGAATTACTTGAAATTAAAACACGGTATCGAATGAAGATTAAAGCATTAACCCAATAACCACACCAACTAAAGCACTCATTACAGCGGCTCTAATCAAAACGATTTTAGCCGCTTTTTTTTGCGCTTTCATGTGATGTTGTTGTGAGGCTATAACATTACTATCTGAGGTGATAACAGTTGATTTAAGCGAACTTATGCTATCACATTTAGCAAGGTCTAATAAAGTGTACTTGTAGTGTATTTGTAGTTTGTTAATCGAATCTATCCCGGCCATGGTTAAAGTAGCTGAACTATCTGTAAGCGTAGCGTTGCTGTCTATCACATGGATGAATTTTATACGTTCCTTAGCCGGTAACTGAACGTACTTTGTAATGACTTTTTCTTTTTGCGCCTTTAATGTTACACGCTCCATTTCTAAAACCGCTATGCTATCAAGTAAATCCACACGTTCTGCCATTAGCGAATTTAACTCATTGCTAAAATACACACGTTCCTTATTCATGTTGCAATGTTCCGCTACTAACATAAAAAAAACCACGGTGCAAATCACCACCACAAACGTATTGAATCTATCCATTATCCAATTTTTAAAACCTGTTTTCTATTGCCGGATTTTTTTAATGAAATATGCACCCATGTAAAGTCATATTCATTTATCACTTGGTCAAACTGCAAATTATCTTTTATGTAATCAAACAGTTTTTTATTTTCAAGTTTGCTCCCGGCACTAATATCAATAGCTTCACCTTTTACGTGCTGACTTGTTGGACTGCCTTTAACCAATTTGTTTAATTTTGGTGAGCGATAAAAAGAGTTTATTCTTATTGGCTTACCATACCATTCACGCAATGGTTCAAATAAATTTTCTGCAACGTGTTTCATAGATTCTAACACTTCCGGTGTAGGTGTATTATCTATTTTAGCACGTAAAGCGGTATTGCTTAGCGTAGCCTCGTCAAATGATATATGCTTACTGATTCTTTCCATTATTCTTTACTTTCAATTTCAGTCATGTAACCACCTAATGCAATTAATCCACTTATAACAAGTGGAGCAACGTGCTTATAATCGAATGTAAACGTACTCCAGTCAACGTTTACATAAGCGTTTGCAATAGCCACCAACGCCCCGATTACAGTACTCAAATGTGAGCGTGTTTTTTTGTTAAGATTTTTCATCGAGTTTCTTAATTAATAGTCCTATTGCCACGGTTAACTGGCTTTCAATGTTTTTTTCTTTGTGAATGTTATAACTTAGTTCCTCAATTTTTTGTTCAAGTTTGTCAACCTTTTTTGCAACGTCATCAATCTTAATCGTGTGTACGTCTTCAAGTGATTGAACCCGTTTTTGTAGGCTTGCTTGTTCGCGAAATAGATAAAGGTAAGCAGCGCACAACGCTCCGCCAATAGTGTTAAATAGGTATTGTAAATCAAAATTCATAGGGGTAAATTATTATCTGCCTTGTCGGTTGTATTGTTTTTTACATTCGTGCTTATTTAACTTTTTCTTTGCCACTCCTTTTTTACGAGTGCCAAAAGATTTTTTAATGTTGTGTGATGTACCCTTTGCCATTAATGTTCAGTGTTTAATTCAATTTCAATTGGTTCTCCTAAAACGCTAGTCCATTTCTCACTGTATACAATATAGTAATAGCCATTAGGATGCTGTTTATAACTTGTTTCATCAAACTTTGTTAAACCGCCTTGTACGGGTAAGCCGTGATGAACGTTAAGATAATTCATTGCTTCATCGGCTATTTGCTTGGTATCAAATTTATGTACTAACATAATTAAAATGTTCTATAAAATGAGTTTAAATCAGTTCTAATATTAGCATCATTAGACGATTGGTTTGTATTGTCAATACACATTTCTGATACAAAACCAACTAACCTAAATGTATTATTTCCCGCTCCACCCAATTGTAAATTAAATGATGAGTTTGATGTACTTGGAGCAACTGTTTGTGTATTGCCTTGTAATGCTGCACCGTTATTAATTCTACTTATGCTCCTATTTGCAGCAGTTGAATTATCGGCATCAAATTGAGATGTGTAAATACAAACTTGTTGTGGTGACAAGGAGTTGTTGTTTATTGATGTAATAGCATTTGCCCCAAGGCCATTTGCTACTTGTATTCTTGTAGCATTATTTAAAGGGACAGAGGCTCTATCATCATACGTTATTGTAAATCCAATATTAGAACCATTCACAGCGTAGTTACCAATCAATGCATATAATGCGTTAGGGTCTGCAACCTTGCCAAATTCTGCAACTCCATATACATAAGATGAAGTTCCATTATGAATAAAATTGTATAATGATGTTGAACTTGAAACAATTAAACTTTGAGTGCCACTAAAATCCATTGCTGGCCTTGCCTCTGCTCCAACTCCTGCACCTGTGCGCTTAATTATAACTCCTGCACTAACAAATTGTGGTTGTTCTAGTGGTGTTGATTGAGTAAAGTGTCTTGTGCTACCATCTTGCGCATAAAGTGTTACAACAAATGCGTTATTAGCACCAACCCATGATGTAATTGCAGCTTCATCTAATAATCCTGATGTTGTTACACCAAAATTACTTTCTGCATTATCATTACTTCTTCGTAATCTAATTATTGCGCTACCATAGTAAGCTCCTCTTAATAGTCTTGATGCTGAATATCCATTATACATTGGATACTTGTCAAGCATAGTTAAAAATACAGAAATAGTATTGCTTGTTGCACTTGCTGAACCTGCTGTATTGGTAGCTGTAACCACGCAAGTAATATTTTGTCCTGCATCAGCACTTACTAATGTATAAGTAGACGAAGTTGCACCACCTATATCAACACCACCCCTTCTCCATTGGTAAGAGAATGTAGGGGTAGGAGTACCCGTCCAAGTACCTGTTGTGCTTGATAATGTTTGACCAACAACAGCCGTTCCACTAATTACAGGCGCAACCGTATTAACAGGTGCAACTGCATTAACAGCACTTACACTATTTGAACTTGCCACGTATGAACTCACACCATAGCTATTTGTACCCCTCACTTCACAACGGATAGTTGTGCCGTCATCGGCTGCTTGAATTGTGTAGGTTGTGTTAACTGCTCCGCTAATAGGTGAGCCATTACGTGTCCATCTGTATTCGTATGTAATGGTTGGTGTTCCTGTCCATGTACCTACACTAACGGTAATTAATGTACCTGTACTTTGTGTGCCGCTTGGGCTTATTGTTGGAGCAACGGTGTTTGCTGGGGCTGTACCTACAGTAATGCTATTAGATGTAGTTGCACTTGCACTACCTTGTGAGTTAGTAGCTGTTACCTCACAAGTAATTACTTTATCAATATCAGGGCCACTTGTTACATATTCATTACTTATACCGAATTGAACACTTACACCGTCAACTTTAAAATCGTATTCATAAGTTGGAGTAGGTACGCCAGTCCATGTTCCTTTATTACAAGTAATGGTAGAACCTACCACCCCTGTCCCGGTTAATGAAGGTAAAACCACATTTACCGGTGCGGCTGGTACACTTGGCGCAAATATCTTACGCTTAACAACTGAGTTCCCTAATCCAATCATTATCTATAAGCGATTACTGAACCTGAACTTAAAGTAAATGCTGTAATTTTACCGTTTGTTCCAGCAGGTAAAAATGAACCGGCTTTAATAGTTACACCACTTAACCCGTTTGTAGATAATACGCTTGCCCCATTTACCGCAAATGCGCTAAACTCACAATCTTCCATCACTACAATAGAGTTATATTCAACACCCGTTTCTGGTGAAGTTGTTGAAACTACTTTGAAGCCGCCCGCTCCTGCTATTACTTCTAATGCTATTGCCATATTTATAAGTATTAAATTTTTATTTTTTAGTTATTTTAAAGGTACTTGACATCTGTTAACGCCTGTTACTATGTTTAAGGCTAAATCCATTCGCCAACCGTTTACTTTGTCCGCAAATGCCTCAAATATTGGCGTGAGATTTACATTTGGCTGTACTTCGTATAGTGGATTTTCTTGCGCTAATAAAGCATACACATCACACGCTATACTCAATCCATCGCTTAACGTATCGTTAGCGTTCCTGTCATCATCAGAAACAATATCTAAAATCAATATCCCTATGCCAACCGTTAAGATTTTATCGTTTAATGTAGAATCCAAAACATTAGCCCATAACAAAGGATAGTTTTCCTGTTGTGTGCTTATTTCGTATTCTTCACCAAAACCAAACCCATTAATTTGAGCGTGGTTTGTTGCGATCTGTTCTAACTTGTTTATTATCTGATTTAGACTTGTCATTTATAAATTGATGAAGTTTTTGGATATTCTTTTTACTTGGCCCTTTTTTCATATTAACAATAATTACAATATTCTCTCCTACCTCTATCCACTGTTAAACCTTTAAAATTCTTTTCACCTTCGCAACACGCTCCACCAACTCCACCTAAATACATACCGCTTGTGTAGTTTGTGCGCTTAGGATATATGGTATCAATGTTTGGATTTTCCTGTGTGATGTACTTAGGGTATAAAGTTTCGTTACTTAATAGATATTTAGTTAATCTTTCTGCATACCACTCAGCTTTATTTTTTGCCCGGTCAGTTACCATTGCAATTTCTTCAAGTGAAGCTGGTGTCATGTTATCTGCACTCTGTACACCCACCGCTTTATTGAAGTATTTATAATTCATGTTGAATGGTAACTCATACCGACAATACCAAATCATGGTCGGTGTGATGAAATCATCCATCAAGGTTTTATCTGCACCAGCCAATGAGCCTGCAATAACCTTTGAACAAAGGTCATTATACAAGGTTGTTCCTAATATTGGCAGGATGTAAAAATTTTGCACATCTAAAATAGTTGGAGTTACAACCTTCATGTCTACATTGTCCTGTAGTATGCTTTCGGCCTTTAATGTAGCCTCACTTAAAAATAATACTCTTGCCATTATCTTTTCTTATAAATTCCTTGCATCCATACGTGCCTGCAAGCTGGTTGATGAACTCCTGTATTTGGGTCGGTATACCAACCACCACGCCTTCTAAATACATCGTAGTTTGGCTCACTGTATATATTGCCTAACTCTTTTCCGATTTGGTCTATTTCTTCACGTGTGTATAGCTTATTAGCCGACATCATGCCTTTGCAAAAAGGTCTGCTTTGTCCGCCTGCAACCAAATCAGGTGCGTTGGCTCTTAACTCGTACTTATACATCACCACTAACTCGGTTAAATCAGGTGTTTTTGTTTTCGCACCTTTATCAGTTAACTTTAGATTTTCATCTAAGTACCCTTTGTCGAGTAAGTTAGTCATTATATCTGTGGCTTCCTTTTCGGTTATCTTTAGGTATTTAGCCACATCTTTAGCACTCGCATCCGGGCTTGTCTTTAATAAGTCCAAAATAGCCTTTTCAGTTTTGGTTAACGCAAACATTTGATGCTGCACACCTTCCATTTCCTGAACGCTAAACATTGCTTTTACATTTTTTACGCTCATGTAGTCATCACTTGACTTGCCAAACTTAGCAAACACTTCTAAGTCTTTTATATCGTCATCCTTTGCAAATGTATGCTTACAAAATCCGGCTCCAGCTGGCTGCTCTATCTTTAAAGGCTTGCGCCCGATAATCTCTCTCATCTCATCCTTAGTCAATATCTGCAATAAGGTTTGTTCGCTGAAGTCAGGTAAGATAGGCTCAACAGGTTTTATGGTTAATCGGTTATTCAAACCTACTAACTCATTTAAAACCGCTTCGATTAAAAGTTGCTTAGGAGTGATGTATGTATTTTGGAATAACGAATAAGCCGTTGCCATTTCATTACGGCCTCCTAATTGCCCTTCAACCCTTACACCAAATAACATAGGGCTTGTTACCTTATGTCCAACAAATATTTCTTGTTGGATAGTATCGTTTAAGGCATCGTAACGCTTATCAAAATCATTACCATTTAAAGGTATAATCTCAGGTGTTCTTGTCGGGTCGTCTACGAAGTCAATAACAAAAGTATTTGCCCTGTCCGTGCCGGTAAATTTCTTTTTAATTTGGCGTTCAATAGTAGCCATTTCCTCATCTGAAGGTTGACCGTTTTTGAACACTATCATAGTGCCACCTTGGAAACCGTTTTGAATTGCGGCTCTGTGAAAGTTAGCTATCTCAGCATCGGTAATAATAGCGTTTACTGCCCCGAT